TAATACTGCTGCATCTATTTACTGTAATGAACAAGGAAGATATGGAACTACAGGTTGTTCACTAGCTTTAGAAAGTGGTACTTATCTATTTGAATTTGCAGAAGATGTATATGAAATAGGATTTCTAGTTGGTGCAGTAAATAATACTTATGATGTTAAGTACTACTACTCTGATGACACAGATGAAACTATACAAAAAGCAGCGCAATCATGGGGAGAAGATGGCAATGATATGTATGATGATTTCTACAAATCATTTACCGATTACAACAATGATGAAGCTAACACAGATAAATTCATTACAAAGTTTGAAGTTACATTAACTGACATATCTGTATTAGATACACTGTACTGGCAGTATGTAGAGATACCTGTTACTACTACTACATCTAGCACTACAACTACATCTACTACGACCACTACAACAACTGTACCTCCTAAACCTGAGCCAGAACCTGAGCCAGAACCTTACATACCACCACCTCCGCCGCCTCCTACACCACAAGAGATTATTGTTGATGTAAAAGTAGAAGGTGTTGATAAGACTTATACACAAGCAGATGTCAATGATGGAACTATAGAGCGTGACCAAGAGCGTGTAGATAATGAGTCAGAGTTTGGTTGTTTTATGACTGATGCACAGATACAGCGTGGTGATTGCCTCATCATAATAGAAGAAGTAGAAGTTTTTGAAGATGATATTATAGAAGAAGAAATAATAATTACAGAAGAAGAGGTTGTTGTTGAAGAAGATACTGTCAAAGATAAAGAAGATGTGGATGACATCATTCTTAAAGATGATGATACTGTACTCGACCCACCAAAAGAGGAAGAATTTGAAATCGAGGTACTGGAGTTTGAAGAACTACCTATTGAGTTCGAGATTATTGAATTTGATTTGGAAGATATTGTTACCGAAATCGTGGATGAAGTACCAATACAAGATGAAGTAGAAGAGGAGATTATAGATGAAGAAGTTAAAGAGGATGTCAAGGAAGTTTTGGATGAGCCAATACAGGAAATTGTTGACGAGGATGTCACTGGAGAGATACCCCAGGAACAGGACCTGGAACAGATAGAACTTACTGAAGAGGAAGTCGCTGTTGAAGTTGCAGAGATAGAAGAAATTATTGTTATTGAGTTAGAAATAGCAACAGAAGAAGAGATAGAAGAGTTTACAGAAGAGGAGTTAGTAGAGTATGAAGAAGCTAAAGAAGAAGCAATACAAGAGTATGTCGAAGAGCTTACCAATGAAGAAGCATCAGAGGTCTTAGAAGAAGTTAATGATGTTGGTGTACAGAACTTGGAACAAGTATCTGTAGAAGTTCAAGAGATAGTACAAGCTGTTGTTGAGGAAGCTATTGCAGATGTTGCAGAGCTTACTGAAGAACAGGTAGAAGTTGTAGCTGAAGTATTACAAGTAGAAGCAGAAGATGTAGCTATTATTGCTGAATCTGTAAAAGATGATGAAGTAATAGCAGAAGCTGTAGAAGAATATGTAGAGAGAGCTGTAGAGAACGCAGCTGTAGAGAACTACACACTTGCTGATGTTGTAACAGAAGTAAACTACGAATCTTTCTTAGAGAATCCTATTGAAACATTCATTGATTTAGATTTTGAAGATGTCACACTATCAAACATAGGTGATGACATGACACAAGACCAAAGAGAAAAAGCGCAAGAGGTTGTAGTGCCAGTTATTTTGACTAGAATAGCTAGTATGGCAGCTTTTATATTTAGGAGAAGTTAATGATTAAAAAGTTATGGTCATGGTTAGTAGAAGCAATTAAAGAAACATTAAACCTTAGTTGGACTTTGGTTGGTTTAGTTATTGCAACGCTTACATTGACTGGTTCTGCACAGCAAGTGACAGGGTTAGCTACTATAATTACATTAGCTGTATGGTTGTTGACCATCAGTTTTAGAAAGGATTAATTATGAAGTTACAAGTTCTTAGAACGCAGTTCGGTAAGGATGCGACTAATGGAATGTTGTTTATTAATGGTGTTTTTGAGTGCTATACACTAGAGGACCAGTATCAAGCGGTAAAAGTAATGCACGAAACCTGCATACCTGAAGGCACATACGATATAAACTTTAGAAAGACAGGTGGATTTCATGCTAAATATACAGAGAGATACCAAAACGCACATTATGGTATGTTACACATACAAGATGTACCTAACTTTACTTACATATTGATACACACTGGCAACACTGATGAGCATACTTCAGGTTGTCTTATTGTCGGAGAAAGTCAGCAAGACTTAGACATATCTAAAGATGGATTTATAGGTTCAAGTACTGTAGCTTACAAGAAAATGTATGCAAAAGTTGCAGGTCAGTTGCTACAAGGTAAGAAAGTATCTATAGAATACTTAAATATAAGTAAGTTATTAGAAGATAAACCAGTAGATAACAAAGCAAAAGACCACATGATACTTGCTGATAGTGTATATGAAAAATTACAAGAGATTAATGGTGGTGTTATAGCATTAAATGCAAAAATTAAAGGAAGAGTAATAAGTTAATGTTTGCACAAAGCAAAAGAAAAAGAAAATCTGATGGGACATTCAAGAAGGATGTGGGGTGGACTCCTTGGAACGAAGCATGGGAGTATACAATGAGTGAAGAACTTAAAGATATGCTAGAACGAGTTACTTGGACATTCGTAGAAGCCTTTATTGGAGCGTTAACTATCGCACCTTTAGTAGGAATTGAAGCGGAAACAGTCCAATTAGCTGCTTTATCAGGAGGAGCTGCCGCTCTTGCTGTCATAAAGGCTTACGCCAAAAAACAAATTGGTGGTTCTAGTACGCAAAAAGTATCTAAATAACCTACTAATCTTCTTTGTCCTGTATAATAAAGTTGACAGGGCAAAGGAGGTATAGTGCCTAACATACCACAAGAATGGGGAAATAATTTCTACAAGACTGGGTGGCAACCAGGACTAGAGGTCAATGAACAGACTGGTCTAGGTGAGATTACTCATGTAGGAACAGACCCAAATTACAGAAATAAATTCGATTCTATATTAAAAGAATGGGGATTTGACCCAGAACACTACGAAATTGAAGGTAGTGTAAGAGCATCATCTTGGAATACACAGCTAAAAGGTGGAACAGTTGAAACTTTTTATGCGTTTAAAGGCATTGTAAGAAAAAAGAAGCCTGGACATGACAGGTATTTTCAAGAATTATTCAAACAAGCTAAGAGAAAACCACCTATAAAGAAGAAATACAATGCAGGTAATACCGCTTTTATGTGGTTTATGAGTGACTGGCAACTCGGAAAAAAAGATTATGGAGTTGAGAACACTATTAAGAGATACGATAGAGCATTACAAGATGGAGTAAACAGGATTAAAGACCTGCGTAAACTCGGAGTACAGATAGATGAAATCTATATGGTAGGTTTAGGTGACCTTACCGAAAACTGTACGCCTTTTTTCTTTGAGAGCCAACCACACAATGTTACTTTGTCATTGATTGAGCAATACGCATTGGCTAGGTCAATGATTATGAAAACGATTGACACATTCTTACCACACGCACCGAAGCTAGTTCTTGCAGGTGTTCCAGGTAATCATGGTGAGATGTCCAGGACCAGTAAAGGTCAAGTTGCTACATCAAGATTAGATAACTCGGATACTATGCACTTGCAAATATGCCAGGAAATTATGTCTGCTAATCCTGAGAGGTATGGGAAAGTAGAAGTAAATATACCTGAGGGATTTCATCAAACACTTATGATTAAGGGTAAGTCTTGTAGCTTTACTCATGGACACATGAGCGGTAACCGAGGCGGCAACCCTGAAGCTAAGATTGAAGCATGGTGGAAGGGTCAGATGTTTGGATTCTTGCCTAGTGGAGATAGTGAGATTCTAGTAACTGCACATTATCATCATTTAAGAATGAAGCAACAAGGTGATAGGACTTGGTTTCAAGCACCATCAATAGATAAGAGCATAGACTTTACTGCACAAACTGGACTTTGGTCGCACCCAGGTGTCCTCACTTTCACAATTAGTGATAAAGGATGGGATAACTACTTCCCTCTATAAAAAAAACCCTCACCAAATTGGCAAGGGTTTAAATTAGATTAGAAAATTATACTTTTCTAATTTTTGGGTTTATACATTTAAAGTCTTGGTGGTAATGTATTCCTGCTTCACTACGAAATTTTTTACCACAGACTTTGCCATCAAGAGTTCTATCACATTCGTACCAAAATAGTTCTACTTTTTTTGGTTCTGATTTTGGAAGTATAAACATATCTTCCATCCATTTATTTCGTGCCATTTCTGGTCCTCCTCGTTTGTTGTATAATCCAGTATAGCACAAGTCGTTTAGTTTGTCAAATCGGCTTTACAACCTAAGTTTAAATTGGAAGTTCTTTATATGGTTTTTTGTTACCCATGAAATCATTTTCAGGATAATACTTAATTGGTATTGTATGGTCTAACCAATA